TAGCTCTTAGTCATCTTCAGCATGATCGCATACCGATCTCCACTACCAGCCCCTGTAGTGGTAAACATTATATCGCCAGTTGGACTGGACGCATTATTGACTAGGGGTCCAGCAGATCTAAAGTCGAAATATCCATACCCACTAAGAGTCCAAGCAATCACATCTGTGGATGCATCCCACATCAAGTCTACACTCAGACCATTGCATTCATACCAGACACAGTCAATGGTCACTCCAGTACACGATGCACCTGATCCTGATTGAGTTTGTAGTGCGGAAACGTCCACCTTCTTAACAGCAGCTTCGCCACTGCCATCAGATATGTTGGTAAACTTCATAACGACAGATTTGTCGCCATCTTGCAAGGTTTGCGAAGTTACTGCATCAGCCATCTAAATCTCCTTATGGGTACGGGAGCTTTCGCTCTGCCCATAGCCGAAGATGTAGCCACCCACCCAAACGAGTGGGTGACCCTATCTTGTTAATTACGATTGATCTGTAAACGCAGGTGCGTCTGCACCTTCTGTATAACCCCAAATGATCCAATTCGTTGAATCTTTTGCTACAATATTGATCTCCATAAGACCAAAGTCCGTGAGAGTCAGAATTGAGTTGGAGCTACCATTTGCGTACACGGACACGTTGTCCGCATTAGAATCTAAATGAACAACACCACCGATGAAGTAGTTAGCATCAGCACCAGTATCAATAATCAGATTCTCTGCTTCTTCTGCCGCTCCACCGTAGATAAACTTAAAAGACACACCCTCAGCAGGACTGGGAAGTGTCAGTGTACGGTTACTCCCAATGGCTGGAACCACAACAACCCTACCACCATGAGTGGCAGCAGTTATCGAAGTATCAGCATCGGATAGGGTTACAGGTGCAACCTGCATCCCTGAACTGTCATAAGTGAAAGATGTTGTAAATGCTCCAGTCGATGAGTTTTTCGATACTACCTCAAACCCATTTTCTGATCGGACTGCACCTGAAAAAGTTGTATTAGCCATGTCGTTCTCCTGTCTTGGCTAGTGTCTATCGTTTCCGATAGTCAGGAAAAAGGAAATAAGGAAAGGGGCAGGAGTCTCAGTCGTCAGAACTCTTGAGGTTAAATGGACTCCCACCCCTTCACTCATACTATGCTCCTGGTGATCCCCAGATCCCTAGTGGATCTGATACACCGAAGCTGTACCTCTCACGAGCTTTGTAGCGAACATTTCCGGTATCAAAGTCACCGTCCATGCTTGTTTCCAAAGCTACACGATTAAAGTGCTTCATTCCATTAGGAACGTCTGTCAGCAAGAACCATGCATCCGTATCAGTTAGATAATGGTTTACAACAGTTCCGCCAGGTACAACACCCATTGAACGCACAGCGTTCACGTCGTTGTCAGCAGTTCCAGGACGAAGCTCAGATTTCATCACCCGTGTCGCAACGAATTGCAGATCAGGTGGAATCACAAGTGTCTGTGGACGTGCAGCGATCATTAGACCACGCTCGTCTTTCCACTTGCCAATCTGAATAACAGCAGCCTCAAGAGAAGTCTCATTGAGGTCAACGGCAGTAGCTGGACGGTTAGAGTTCTTACCACCCGAAACGAGTGGGTGACCGTCACCGCCAGTTACACCATCACCAGATGCTGTGAAAAGGTTCACACCGTCACCGCCCTGGTAAGCAGCAGTAAATCCGTTGTTCAATGGAACAACAGCTTTAACCTGTTTGGTGTGGGCCATGGCACGAGCCAAAGCCTTAGTATAACGAGCCGACAGGGAATCATAAAGATTATCTTCCATAGCTTCTTCTGTAATAGCAAAGCCCATGGCGATAGTCTCATGGTTGTAACGAGCCGTGAAGCTCTCCTGTGCGGCGTCATATGAAATTGCGTCTCCCTCATCTTTGACGGGAGCAGCATCGAAACCCGAAAGTTTCACTTCTTCCTCAAAGGACCTGTCTGAGCTTTCTGTCTCGTAGATTTCACTATGCTCGTCATCATACCGTGCATATTCCATCCCAAACAAAGCATTAAGCCCAGGCAAAAGTTCTTTGAGCAGTTGTGCTCTTGAAATAGCCATTTATTTTACCTATACCCCAGTTGCAGTCATATACTGATGAGGACACTCATCGGTATCTTTAGCTGCATTAAATTTAACAATAACTTCTGGGTAGGCATCACTAGCTGTCGTTCCCTTCGGAGGCAGACTGTGAGGCCCATCCACGAAGTCAATAACACGAAGAGGCAATGTATTTGTAGTAGCTGGCGTTGAACCATCTAATGCATTCTTAGATGTTCCAATCGCTGTGCTACCAGCAGTCTGTACAACACCCGCATTAAGACCACGGTCTGTCGTATTCATTGCTTCGTCAGCTTGCATTTGTAAGAGGACCATAGGATCGTCAAGTACATAAGCCATCGCATCTGTTGCTGCATTTGATGCTGGCCATTGTTGACTAAACGTCTTTTGCCCACTTGTTGGGTCCGTATAGGAGCATCCCATAAAAACACCACAACTTGTTAAAGTGGCAGTTCCGGTGTCTTTAGCGACTGTACCGTCTGCTGCAATCTTAACAAAATCACCATAAAAAATAGCGGTTCCATAAGTGGTGATAATTGGTAAATTGCGAGTCTTGCCCGTAAACGAGCCTGACGCACTCAATGTACCAACAGGTCTGGCTCCATACGGTGAGGCTCCATCCGTAGTACTAGCCATAATAATTTCCTTTAATTAGTTCATAACGTCTACTAGCTTCCGCCACCAAACGCTACACGAGTTTTACGATTTGGCTTGAGAACTGGCATCCGAGGATCGTTCTCACGCATATAGTTGTTATCGACAGCTTGCATCTGTGACTCAGCATGATTGCGGAAATATGCATTTCTTTTATCTACCGACTCCTGTGGTGCTTTGCAGAGTAATAAGCCACCGACTTCAATTCCACCTTTATCGGCCCATTCAGACTTATGATCACTCATAATTTGTAATTCTGGGTGATCTTCAGCCCTTACAGGCTCCCATCCTTCACGAAATTTCTTAGAAACATTCGTGTTGTCGGCTGTACCGACCATAGATGTTCTTACCCATCTAAATACCCAACCGTCCTGTGGAGTAGGGTCGGGTAATATTGACGCAGGTTCCCAACTTTGAGGTCGGGTTTCATTTTCTCGTGATTCTAGTTCACGTTTTTTTGGTGCATTACGTTCATTAGCCATTAGTTTTGCTCCTTCATTAGTTGCGTCGCATATTGTTGCGGCGTTAGGCCCAATCGCTTTGAAAGCCGTACCTGCGTCTCAGATAATATTACTTTGCGTGGCGTGGCTCCAGTATTTCTGGATGCCGGTGCGACCACGGGGTTCGCCCTGCGGCGTTGTCCGGTATCAACTTCGACGGTTCCACCTGTGGAATATTGTTCTTGCGTCGTATTGCCACCGAACTGCGTAGGAAAAACTTCTTTCATACGTTTGTCTATTCTAGCATAATACTCGTCCGTATCGGGGTCAACACCCTCGTCGCTAGTAATTACCTCATGCACACCATAAGCAAAGCTCGTCATCTCCTTATCATTACCAAACCAAGGGTTCTGCTTTTGCCATTCTAGTGCCCTTGGGTCTGGTTCAGGTACGGCTGGAGCCTCTGGGGATGCAGCTTCAGTTGTCTGAAGACCTCTTTGCCAGTTTTCGACGATCTTCTGTCCATAACTAGGTGCATAGGCTTCTGCAAGCTGTGCCTGTGTCAGATCTTTCTGGGCTTGTGCCATTAGATCTACATCCCCAGACTCATGTGCCTTCTTATAGTTTTCTTCAGCCATCTTTACGGCTGCGGTAGCACGACCTGTAGATTGTTCACCTAAAGCCTTTTGAGACTGTTGCACTAGGTCTATAAGATGCTGGTTTTCTGCCTTAAGCTTTGTTGCAAAGCCTACCGCTTCGTCCGCCAGCCTGGTTGCTTCTACTTTTTCCTTTTCTTCTGCCCGGAAACGAGCAGTCGCCTTATTAATTCTCTTTTGTACCTTATCACTGTACTGTGTTAGCTCTTTATCGTGGCCTGAGTCCGTTTCAGAGGTAACGGGTCCATCGGATACCACCTCAACCTCAAAACTATCGCCCTGACCAGTAGTTTCCTGCGGTTCTGGGGGTTCTATTGTAGTTTTTACACCCAAAAACTTGTCTTCTTCGCTCATTCTTCCAGTTTCGTCACTCATTATGCTCTCTCCACGCCTCTAGGGTCTTCAACAACCGCTTCAACCGTATCATCGTTGATCAAGCGGAACTCTTTACCTTGAATTTTGATTCTTGTGCCACTAAATGCCCGAAAAAGCACCCAATCACCCTCTTGGCAGTAGGGTCCAGTGGGAAATCGGCCATAATTAGCATAAGCATCGGGTCCCATGCTCAAAACGTAGCCTACAACAGTAGAAATTGACTCTTCGTGCATGGATTGGGAGGATTTTATGATACCTCCGTCTGTTTTTTCCTCTATTTCGGGCAATGCAATCAGCAATTTGTAGCCTTTAGGCTCTGGTAGCTGTGATGCTTTGCGAGGAGAGTCCTCTGGTGGGGATATTTCTTCTTCTTCTAGCTTTGTTGCGAGTTCAGCCATATCGACCTCTCGTTAAATTGTTGCGTCCATAGCGGACGTTGCTTCCTACCGACTAATCTTCTATCAAATTAGCTTCTAAGTCCAATATTTCTCGCTCAGACCAAGCCAAGCCTTCAATAATTCCTGTTACCTTGCGGTATTCTTCCATATCCTTGGCCGAACCTAGTGCTAAATGGTCGGCTAACTGATTCATTTGCTCCCTAATCTTCTTTTTAAGGAGTCCTAAAACACTTTCAGCCATTTATCCTCCCTGTTATTCTCCCTTATTTTGCTCTATAGCGTACTTATAGCCATCTACTTCCTGTTCTACGTCAAATTTCTCAGCCTCTAAAGCCAATTCCGCCTCATCTATACGCTCTTTGCTCAGTAGCTTCTCACGTTCAAGCTCTAATTTCTGCATATCAAGATCCAACTTGGCCATTCTTTCCTGTGCATCAGCAGACAGCTTCTGTTGTTCAACCTGTTGCTTGGCTGTATCCGCTTGTTGGCGTCTTTGTGCATCCATTTCCTGTATTGCAAGTTCACGCTGTCTCATTTGGACAATCGGATCTTGTTGTTGTTCTGCAAATTTCTCCGCTTGAGCCTGTTGCTGCTTCTTACCCATCATCTGATCGGCCGCATCAGCAATTAATGTACTTAATCTCTTCTCAAGATCTGGCGGTAGCTGTTCTTCTTGAGGCGGTAGTGTAATTCCAAGCTCTTCTTCTATCTGTCTACGGAATACAAATGCCAAGTGTTCACGCACGTGTGCATCTAGGGCACCGCTTACTGCACCACCTGCAGGACTGTTCTGAACTTCTTGTGCAAGTTGCGGATCATTCTTAAGTGCCATGTGAACACGCATATGTGCATCATGGTCTTGGTACTCAAACGCCTTAACAGGCGAGAGGATAAGCATATCCTGATTTTCTGTAACTGGATCTTTCGGCTGTACTTCTTCTTGAATCGGTACAACCTGATCTGCATTTGGTATTCCGATCAAATTCATCATCTGACGATGCAACAGTGGCATATCGTAGAGATTCGGAGATTGTTGGGCTAGTTGCAGTGCTGCTTGATACTGCATAATCCTTTGTGCCATGGTACTAGCATTAGGATCTGATACTGGCACAACATCAATACGGTCATCAAAGTCTTCTAGCTTGATTCCTTCGCCTTCATCTGTTTCATAAGGGTAATCAGGCTCCGTGTAATCCCGAA